CCTTCTAAGAAGTACCACTTTACTCCCTCAGTACCTGTACCCATTGTGATGGTAACGTTTGTCGCTGCTGTGGTAGTAAGTGTTGGCAATTCTGTAGACTTAAATCCAACAACTCCGTTAGCGTCTGTTGCTCCTGCAAGGTTTACTGCTTCGGCTTCTAAAAGAGATACTGCACAAGTATTTACTTGCTCATCAAATAACCAACAGTCGTGCACAAGCCTGCCCATCAATTGGTCGGCGTCGTATAGTTCTGAGTTAGCTGCTTGAATTATTTTTGTGTTGTTGTGTTTTTCAATCGCAATAACTGCACCTGCTCCAACGATAAGCCAGTTCATTTCGCCTGCAAAAACTTTAGATGCAAAACCGCCAGTAGCTTTAAATGCGTACTCTGTTTTCATTCTCAACGAAGGTACGGGGATAATCGCTACGCCATCAAGTGAGTTTACTTTTAAGGTAACACCATTCTGTCCAGTGATTTCTTGTGTTTCCATAGTTCGGTTTAATTCGCTTGATTGTGTTAATGCTCGATATGCCTTGCCTGACATAAAACAATAAAGCTGTTCTTGCTCGCCTACAATGTCTTGGATATGTCCAAAGTCATCGTAAAGCTTTGTGAGGATAGTAGCTTTGTTTGGTGTGTATTGTGTGATACGTCCATTAAGCCGTGCAATGTCTGCGTATAACGATGAGTAGCGTGCAGAGTCAACCTCGGGTGCTTCTTCCTGTTTTGCAAAGACTGCTAAAGCGTTTGAAGTGTTTAAGATACCCGCTGTTTCATCTTCGTCCATTGCGTCAATACCAAACTTGAAGCTTCGGTCAAATCTAAACTTTTTTGTTTGATAGCCAAACTCTAAAGATGAGCTTGCATAACCGCTTGTACGGTTATAGTTCCCTAGCCCGTTTGTTTTGATTACGGGAATTTTTACCTCATCTCCACCAACGAATTGCACTCGTGAAGAGTTTGCGGAAAGAATTCCAGAAGTGAGTGATGCAACAACTTTCTCATCTAGTATCTGTGAAAAAATCTTTGCCCGTGCGTTAATTGTGTTTGTAGGTAATGCCATAATATGCTCCTGTTCGGGAGCACAAAAAAAACGGCTCCCTAAAAATATTGATAGACAATTAGATTGTCCTCAACGGTTTAGGTGCCGTTAATCCACTCCGAAAAGTTTTACAAGCCTCGGACTGCTTGACCTTAGATAATGCTAAGCCATTTATTTAAATGTATCATAATGCTTGCACGTTGTCAAGACAATCCTGCACCTTTTCTCGCTAAGGCTAAGAGTCTTTCTTCCTCGCTTATCGTGTCTCCTCCGCTCTTAACTCCAAGGTCTTGTATGCCTGCCCGTTTTAAAAACTCTGGATTCTCTTTGATAAAGCCTGCAATCTTTTCTGCCGTGGTCTCGCCTTCATACGCTCCGATTAGTTTAATCACTCGCTCAATTTTTTCCGGGGCGATACCTTGAACCATGGCTTCGGCTCGTGCTTCTGCAATCGTTGCTTTTTGCTTTATTTCAGCAAGCTCTGCTTCACGTTCAGCAAGTGCCTTTGCTGTTTTCTCTGCCTCGGTCAATTGTGCGTCCTGTAGCTCTTTTAATTTCGCAAGCTCCTCAGCGTCCTTTACTCCTGCCTGCTTTAATAGCTCACTGCGTGCCCGCTCTAATTCCTTAGCCACCCGTGCCGAGATCTTGTCATTCAATTCTTTATCGGTGTACTTTTTTTCCTGCTCTACAACCGCCTCAATCGGTCCCACTGTAACATTTTCTGCTACTACTTCATCGGTTTTAATTTCATCAGCCATTTATGCCTCCTATTTGTTCACGTGCTACTTCACGTCTACGCCCTGTATCTTTCAAGAAGCTTTTTAACACCTCTTGCTTTTCCAATATCTTAGCCTTCTGCCCTTCCATCTTTGCTCGTCTTATTTCTCGCTCTAATTTCCGTTGCTCTTGGCTTTCTTCGTACACTTTCCTATTTTCTCGTTTCCCATACGGTTGCCATGTTTTTTCCATGCCATCTCTAAAAGGTGCCATCGTGTGCCTACAGTTTACTCCAAACAATCCTGCTGGCTCTCCGTAACTCGTACTGCTAAACGGTGGGTACTTTGTGCTTGTACCGCTCAAGCTATATACTTTTCCTTGGTCTGCCTCGCATAACGGTCTTGCTCCAAGGTGAGATGATACCTCAACCAAGTCCTCGCCATTCTCTTCGCAATATTCCATTTGTGCTTGGAAAGCTACCTCGTTGCTTGTGCTTCTTACCAAAGTCTGTGCGTATGCTTCTGCAGTCCACTGCCTACCGCCTCGGTCTTGTATCAAGGGTAAGCCATTACCTATCCAGTTTTGCACTATCTCGTCCATTGCCTTTCGCCCGCTGTATCCTAGTGCTTGCTTTGCTGTAGCCACGTTTACTATCTCGATATATTTTTGTCCCATGCCTTTAAGCATACCTTGGTATAAATTTTCAAGTTTGCCGTAAACTGTCCGCTCAAACAGTTTAAGCGTCCGCTCCATGTCTTTGTTGTTTATCATATACGGGATAGTCGCTTCTTTATTCGTGCCGATGATTTTCTCCATCGCCCGCTTCTGGATCGCCTTCTCTGTCTCGGCAATTATCGTGTCCATGTTTTTTTTAATAGCGTTTCTGTTTGCATCTTGTAACAGTCCAAGCCCTTGTAGTTTTTCTAGTTGCCATCTTGCCGTGCCTATGTCGCCCTTGTTTAATAACGTGAGTAAATTCTTAAGCATATCGCCTTGTATTTTCCACAAGAGTCGCTCATACTTTACCACGTTTTAGTTCCTCCTTAACCGCTTCCTGTTGCTCTAGTGTCAAAGATAAAATCTTTTTTTTTATAACTTGGTGCATCTCGCTATAAGTCAAGAAGCCCTCCATCTTTAACCCTGTAATTTTATGTATCGCCCTATCTACTTTTTTTAGCCGTGTCATTCATCGCCCCACAATCCAACATCAACCACTGCCCGGCTATCTCGTATCTGTTTTGCTTTGATAACGGCTTCCTCTTCACTTAGTCCGTCTAGTTCAATAAGTGCATCCTCTAATAAACCAGTGCCTGCCTGGACCCGTGTGTTCCAATAATTAGCCCGTGAGTTTCTGTCCTCGATTACGCTGTCGTCCCAGTCAATGTAATACTCCATGTTTGTTGTTTTAATTCCGCACTCAGCTCCGATTATTTTAAGACTGTCTAAAAAGTTTAGTATAGTGTAGGTCAAAGAGTTTTCAATATTCTTTTTCATTCTGAAAGTCTTTGAATTTTCGCTTATCACCTCGGTTGCTGTTTTCATGCTCTTGCCGTCAAGTGATAAAAAGCTATCACTACAACCGCTTTGTTTTGAAAGTATCGCAAGTAAAGTATTTATCGTCTGTGTTATCTCGTCAATCCGTAAATCAAAGTTTATCGCTGTAGGTTGCATACTCTCTTTCTCGGCGTCGTCAAATGCTACGTATACTTTCTCGTTCTTATCATAATATGCCATGCTCGGCTTGTCATTTTTACTTGATGGGAAGTGTCGCTGTAGCATACTATGCCCGATAATTATCTTTCGCCCGCTTGTGATTATTTCCTCGGTCAAATAATCGCCTGCCATGTCTAACTGTTGTATAGTGTCGACTGCTGTGCCAAAAATTGACATACCAAATGGAGAACCCATGGAAACAGAGTTAGCTACTGGTGTTTTCCAAACCTCAAACATCTTTGTAGGGACAATCCACTCCGACTGCTTTATTCCCGCTCGTCCTGGATCTACCTTCCTATAGTCCTCATTGCCGATATTCTCGTACACTTCTAGGCTTATCCTGTAGCCGTCGTCCTCCTGCCTGTGTTGCTCTATAACCTTAAACTCTTTGTCATCGTGTACCGTTGTTGATAAAAAGTCTGCTTCGTATACTCCTCGACTGTCGTATGATACGGGAATAAAGTCCCCTGCCTGTACCCAATCTATAACAAGCTCGCCGTCTTTCACAAGCCACTTCAATACGCCACTGCCTAAAGCTAAAGCGTACTCAAGCCATACCCTCCCGTTCTCATTGAACCTGTTTTTTTCCAGTAGCTCCCGTACATCATCATCGACCCCAAACGTTGGAGGCTCGGCAAAGACTAAGCCTGCAAGCTCTTGACATAACATTTTACCGCCATTCATTAAAAATCGGTAGTTTGTTTTCTTGCCACTTAAGCCTTGCGTTGTGTATGTTTTCCACTTCGGCTCGCCTGTGTAAATATCTCTCCAATAGTTTATTAAATTATCGCCCTCTACAATTTTCCTTGGTAGCTTTTTACCAAACAGTTTTAGCCAAACACTCATTTATTCGCCTCCTCGTTTATAGACCTGTGCCATTGCGTACCTTACGCAGTCAATATGGTGGTCTTTCTGTCCATCAGGATACGTGCTTATTATATCACCGTCTTTGTTTACTTCATAGTGATAGCCGTAAAACTCCTCCCATGTTCTCGGACATAGCTCTTTGTTTATATGTATTGCTGTCAAACTCTGTAGCCACTTGAAAGAATACTCCCTATACTTTTTCGGCTTGTTCATTCTCCACCCATAGTTTATATAATCGCTTATACTCTTTGGCTCTGCTATGTCTGCACTTAATAAAACATTTAACTCGCTCGGGTGCTTCGGTTTCTCGTGATTGTAAAACTCCCATGTCCTGCTTGTGATATGCTCAAACAAAAGCTCGCTTGTTGCATCGTTCCCTTTTTTATAAGCGTGTAGCTCATCAAAGATAAACAGCTCCCTTGTACTCGGTTTGTATG